ATTTTTCTTTGATTTCATAGATATGTTTTTATTCTTCAATTCCATATTCCTTACGTTTCATTCTTCCATCAAGTATTGCAGCTTCGTCATCAGTTAAAGTTTGCAGTTTTTCGCAAGTTTCATATCCGATCTGACAGTCTCCATTTCCTCCCAATCTGATATATGGATCATACAGATATTTAAGGTTTCTACGTTCTTTCTGGGTTATTCCCCCACGTTCTGCAAATTTATCTGTTAAGTACAGTAGCTTGTCATGTCCGAGGCCAAGGATCATGTCTCGCATTCCTTTTGTCTCATTAGACTGTTTTTCTTTCTTGTTGTCATGCCGCGTAATTAAAAATTGAATAAATGCAAAAATGGCATTGGATCCGATGATCGCCACAATAAGGTGTGTCGCATCTAATGTAACCAATATAATCACCTCCTGCCTACGGATCGCCGATCATAGCCCGTAGTTTTGCTGCCTGGTTAATATCCTCTATGCAATCCAAATTATCGACTTCCTCCGCAGTAACATACTGCATCAGTTGAAAGAACAATTTGTTAATGGCACCGGACTGTAATTCAATAATACTTTGTTGGACTGCAAATACTTCCATGGCATCTACTCTCATTTTGCCATGTTTTTTATTTTCCACCTTCCATGATCTCCTTCTTTTCCTCTTCGCTGATCCAGCCGCGCGCTACTGCCGCCGTCAGAGTCTTTTCAGTAGCTCTCCCTTCTTCTCTGTACATTTTTTTCAGCACATCATACCAGATTGTCATGTCCATTCCTCCTATGCTCCAAGAATTGCAAGTGTGAGATCTTCGGTCATATTTTCCAGAAGTTCCACCCGCTCTGCCAGTGTTTTGTTGACCTGATCCGTAGCCTCTTTCTTTGCCGCATTCAGCCAAATATCACGATTTTTTTCAACGCTTTCCAGAAGTCCATCCCTGTACTGCGTATCAACCGTGTAGGTATCTGCTTCATAAGTAGTAACCGTCTGGCCGTCTTCTCCTGTCTCTTCTACCGTCTGGATATTTTCTGACAGGTGAACAGTGCACGCCATTCCTGGCTTTTCAACCAGCACTTCAAGCCACGTTTCTCTCGGTTTCTCTGTGAATTTTTCTCTCATTACTTACCACCTTTCTCAGTCTCTTCTTGCTGATAATATTTTTCATGTATTTCTCACGGAAATACTGCGAATTTGATCTTTTTACATAAGCAAGCTGTGATAAAAGTCCCGCAGCATTTCTAAGGGAAATCTTGCGCATCTTTGAAACTCTTTGGATTTTTCGTTTCAACCGTTTCAAAATGGTTTTCCGGATTGTAGTTTTCTCTTTATAAAATTTGTAGCCCAGGAAATCTATTGGTCTGGAAGAGAGGCGGAATACCTGCCAATTCTTCTTAACCGTCAATTTCATCTTTTTCAGTTGGTTTCCAATCATGGTGCGTACCTTATGGAGTTTCCTTTTGTTCGGCCCAATGATTACGATGTCATCTACATATCGTGTCAGGAAACTTTTCTTTCCCAAAAAATGCTTTATCTCATGGTCCAGGCGCTGCAGAAGAAAATTGCATAACCATCGAGAAGGATCTATGCCAATCGGGATCCCCTTGTCCAGATCCGCCGGTCCGTTTTCCGGATCCACAGCTAATCGCGGGTATGAATCAATAATCTCTCCATAAAGCCACAAAACTTCTGGATCTTTTATTTTCTTTCTCAATGCCGCTTTTATCTCTTTATGCGAAATCGAATCATAATAATGGTGAATATCCATTTTATATACATACTTCGATTGCTCCGGATGATTTTTCAGGAACCTTTCAATTCCTTTCTTCGACCTGGCTTCTCCTCTCCCTTTTACGGATCCAGTGCTGTAATAATACAAGCCCTTCAACATGACAGGAGCCATTACACGATCCAATGCATGATGTACGCACTGATCCGGCCAAAAACGCGGCTTTGCCAATCGTCTTCGCTTTTGTTTTATTCCATCATTGATCCAACGCACTGTATAAGGAGATGGCCTATAGGTATGATTTTTCAACATAACCGATAGTTCTTCTGCATAATCATCCAGACTTTCTAAGATCCTCTTAACATTTCTCCTCCGTTTCTTATTCTTTGCAGCCTCCAATATAGCGGCTTTGCAATTTTCTTTGTTCCAAACGTTTTTGTATATATTTCCTATTCTTTTCATGGTATCTCTTATTTTTGCCCTCATGGAGTTTCGAGATTAAACCTACTAAGCCATGCCATTAACGGGCGAATTTTCGGCAAGGGCCGAGGAATACAGGCGTGCCATTTTGTTGTTTCATCCGGTTTGTTCCGGATCAAAAATAAGATGGCGGGACGCATAGTTGCGGTTGGCGTTAGAAAAGCTCTGGTTGCAGTTCAGATAGAACGGCGACACGTTCGAACCATTGTTGAAGCTGCCGCCAGCGAACGAGAGCGTACCGATATGCACCCCTGTATCCCTAAATTATTTTTCAGTTACATTTTTTCTTCGCGGGGGAGGATTCCCCCGCTATCCCCCTCAAAAGGAATGGGGTTCATCTTTTAAGAGGGCGGGACGCACAGTCGCGGTTGGCGCCAGAAAAGCCCCGGTAGCAGCCCAGAAAGAACGGCGACACGAACGAACCAATGGAGAAGCAGCCGCCAGCGAACGGCCTCTGGCCGTTCTTATTCGCCCAACGAAACGCCGCCATATAGGTTTCTGATCCTGCTCCGGATCCAACTTCAAGTGGTAAATCTAAGGTCGGATGTGTGTTGTCCATTACAGATTTTTTCTGCCATCCATCTTTTCCGTAATTATTGCTTGCATTATTTGCATCCAGACCAATCTCTGCATCCAGAAGCTCATAGCCATCATATGTATCCGAATATTTTGAAGGATCATTTGTCACATAGCATTCCAGTGCCATCTTATTCTGATTGAATTTAAAATTGAGTCCATCTAATCCGGTGTGCATAGTTCCGTAAAAATCCTCTACCCACAGTGTTCTCACGGCGTGCTGACCATCATTAGGACCTGCCGTTCCGTTTGCTGCTGCCATTGTCGTTGTTTCACCTGTCAGCGGCGCAGATCTCCAGAAAAGAGAAGCTGTAGTAACAGAGAATGGATCTCCGTCTACTGTTACATCAAACGCACCGTCCACTACCTCCGATGCTTTAATTGCTGTGATATGTCGATCTCTTGCAATCTTATAATCCCACTCTGCAGTACCAACACAAATGCTGTTTCCTACAAAGAGTTTTGTTCCTGCTGCCGCCGGAAGTGTTACGGTATTGGTGTTTGCTTTTTCTGCCTGGGCAGTGTACTTCACATACCAGTCTGCATGTCCGCGGCCAAAGCTGGTACGGAAATTGTTATCCGCAGAATAGCACAGACACAGGTTGGCGAAGATATCCCACGCCCACTTATCAATTAACTGCCAATCAGCTCCATTGGTTTTTACCTGTGTTCTATATACAGTGCAGCTGGTATCATACTGCGGATGTGCTCCGGCTACTGCCACATAATGCCCCTGCGCATTTTTACTGCCTAAGAAAATAGGGAAATAAAAAGAACTGTTCTCTGTGCCATCTGCGCATTTAAACAGTTCTTTCAGGTTTACTGCATTTGGGAAACGTCCCGTATCTGCAAATACTCTGTATTCCCAGTACTGACCGTTTGCATCCTTTTCCTGCCACTTTGAAAAATACATATCTGTCGGAATTTCCAGCATAACCGAAGTATCATTATCCCCGGTCCATGTAAATTCCGGATCCCCCATGTAAGCTGTCACTGTTCCATCCATAGCAAGATCACACGGCCGTAATTTATTGAAAGGCCAAATCTTCATGAGCGGATCATTCACTGCATCGTTACCTCTTGCATAGGCTGCGTTCATGCCAACCGACTGTCCTATGCGCTCCCACTTTGTTGAGGACTGAGGGGTTCCATCTTCCGCACACTTTCTACGAACTCCCACGCAGGCCGCTGAGATCTGCTCCAGGATTCCAACTCTATCCTCTAAGGCTAAAAGATCTTTCTGTAGCGCCACTCCTGCTCCATCTGACTTAATCGTTACATTGGCTGCATTTGCTACAGAGATCAGGCAGCTATAAGTAATGCTGGATGGGGTAATGCTGTTATATGCTGGGAACCAGTCAGCTTTGCTTTCCTCGGTGATATAAATGGAATAAAGGAACTCTGTATTTCCATCGGTTGCAAATACACCCACCTCCGTAATGTAATAGCCGCCGGAAGTGTTATCCTGGTTCGATGCCGCCAGAGTCAGTCTTGTGGTTGCATCATTAACATATTCAGCCTTTGTAATGTCATACTCTCCTTTTTTGCTTTTCAATGCGACAGCCTGAGAAATTGCCTCTGCACTGGCCGAAGCATCCCATTTACCGTTACCAATCTGAAACTTGGTAAACTTAATGCTTCCGCTTCCTGCCTGGACCTTTGCGATAAGTTCCACACCTTTCTTTGTTAATACGCCCTGCTTAAATTCTGCCATTTTAATAGCTCCTTTCGTTTTATGATATACATTCCGCCATGCGTTGCTTAATAATAGCCAGCAAAGAAATATTGATAACTGGCTCCACCATACGCTACCGGAATTTTACAATCTCCTTTTCCGCACCATGCTCCTTGTTCATTCTGAGCAAAACCATACGAATACGCTCCTCCTAATCTTGCCTGGTTAAAATTCATCATCCTTGCAAACTTTGCGCCTAAATTATTCGGTGCGAATACGGTAATGTCTCTCAACCGATTAGAATGATAATGAATTACATATCCAACCATAGGCTCAAACGGTAAAGTAAATCTGCACATATAATAATTGGTTCCATCATAGAATGCTGCACTTCCATCTGAGTTTACATTTCCATACACATATCCATATGGATGCTGATTTCCTGAAACGCCTGCAATGGTCTGTCCTGCAATAATTTTATTTGCAGCAACACCCAGGTACTTTCGTACTGTATCCCGATTCAAACGAACTTCCGGCGACCAACTCTCAGTCCCTGATGTTTCATGATACCATCCTTCCGGCATGTTATTGAATGCGTAGTAACCCGCCGCTGTCCCGTCAGCTCCCTCTCCGATTCCAGAAGCATAGGCATAGGCCCCGCGATCAATCATTTCTCCATTCACCACGTTGCCATTGCTGTATCCTTTTATGCCTTTTACCATTTTCTTTGAATCCAAGGAACCTACCGTTTGGGATGCAAGGTCTTTTGCTGTAATCTTTCCAGCAGAATAAATACCCTTTTCAATTTGGTATGCCTCTCCTGCTGCCAATGTTTTCATGACAGCGCCATAATCCTTTGCCGTTCCCTCTATTCTGCCATTTTTTCCATAGGCAACTTTCCCTTCTCTTAAATCCTCCGATCCAAAATTACTATCACTCCCATAGTTGCCAACTACACCGGCAACTTCTGCGCCTGATGCAATAATCTCAGGCGATGCCCCAAATTCTTCCGGTGCGCATCCGATAAACGCTTTATCGCTCCCCGGATAGCATCCCCAGTCCGGACACATTGCGACCCGATTCTGTCCCGTTGTATCTCTCGTTATAATTGGTGCTGCATGATAAATTGGGATGTTAGGTTTGGTTTCTGACAATCCAGGCGAATCTCTCATAAGACTTTTGTCCGGCATCTCTCCAAGTTGTTCCTCCTCAGATCCTGCTCCAAAGAACGAAAAGCCTTCCACGACATGTTCGGTATCCGCCGTCAAACTATCAAAGTCCAGCGCTCCCCCTCCTGTCATCATTTTCAAACGCATTCTTTACTCCTCCTTTGCTCCCTGAATCGTAATTCCAAAATCTGCTTTCGGAACTTTTTTATAACACTTCAAAGCAATTTTCCCATCTTGTGAGTCTGATGTTCCTCGGCCAAAAAAGATTGCTGCAGCATCCAATTCCTTTACAACTGCTCCTGCCGACGTTTCATGTATGTAAGGGAAAACTTTTCCGTCTGTTTTTTCTGTCATTCCTTTCACTTCAATTTCCTGAGAGTACACATTGATATCATCCTCCACACTTACTTCCCACCCTGCTGCTGGTACAATTACCGTTACTTCCGAAAAACAGTTTTGTAAAGCCGTCACATTTTTTCTTAATTCTGTAATGCTCTTCAAATTCTCCGTGATCTGTTTCTGCAATGTCTGTGATGCTTCGGCACCAAGCGGCAATTTGAAATAACCTTCATTTCCATCAGCCAGTTCCTTCCAGATGTAAAACTCCGTTGATTCAGAATCAATATAAAGTGCATCCTTATGGCCAATTTCCGGGAACTCTTTAAACGGTCTTGTGATAATACTTTCGTCTTTCCAAGTATACTGAAACTCGCCCTCTCCTGTTTTTGTGAGAAGCTGTCCAGCTTTACCACCTTTCAATTTTCCAGTGACCTCATCGACCAGTTTTTTTAATTCTTCAAACGCTGTGGCGCTTACCACTGCGCCGCTTGTATTGATTGTGGTTTTTTCAACGTTCGTAACCTCAATGTAAATTCTCTCTGTGATGGTTGAAATTCCACCAGATTCATTATCTGGTGGCATATACACAGTGTCCAATTCGGACACCAAAATACAGTAAAGGATTTCTCCCTCATCTGGATCCTCTGCATAAATTCCAAGTTCGTTCAGATAATACAATTTATCCAACCCTCGATTGTGAAGTACAACCGTAATGACTGCTACACCACTGTTTCCATCAATGGTTGCTAAATTGCTGATTGGAAACTCCTGTTCAGGATCCGTCAAAGAAGTAAGGTTTTCCAATGTCTCCGGTGTTGCCCCTTCATGTGGTCCCGATCCAGAAACGGCCTTTGTAATCTTTATTCCTGTATTTCTCGTTTCGCATTTTGCGATAAGCGCTTTTCCTTTTCTGGTAAGCGCTCCAACCGTAAACAATGACATTTTTATTCCTCCAAGTTTTGAAAGATTCCCGTTTCAATCACGCTTCCATTCTCTACGCAGCTTGTTATCGTTCTCAATTCTTGACTGCTTTCTTGCAGAAGCGATGACTGTACATATCCAATCGAAGCTCCTATTTTACCGGATGTTGAAAGTTCCTGCTGGTCTTCTTTATGTCCATAGAGCTGTGCCGTTAATGCGCACTGCAGCACAGTTCCTACCGATGAAACCTGCTCAAAAAAACTGCTTTCCACTTTTCTTGTAAATAAACTCTCGTAACATTCGCAGATTTCAGCAGTACAAGCGAAAAGTGCATTTTCCTGAATATAAGTTTCTTTCTCCTCTGACCGGTTATTTTCCATTGGTAAGTTACTATCTGCTGCAAGTATGCTCCCTATATGAACTTTCTCCTCTATCTTGCTGACAGACCGAATACTTCGTAAATGGGCGCTTGCTCGTTTTGTAGTGTCAATCAGGCGAGTGAAGGTTTCATAATCTTTCTGGGTAAATGAAGATGAAATTTCAACTTCAAAGGTTCCCGGTTCTCCTCCGCTCTCAAACCACTCTACAATTTTTGCGCTTTTAAAAATACTTTCCAGAGTAGATCTGACTGCTGCAACCGTTCCCATCTGCCTGCGGATTTGGATAGCCGATTTGATAACTCGCCTCTTCTGTTCAATATCATAGTCATTGTCATACCACTCAACTTTCCAGTTGACCGCCAGAATATCAAGAAGCCTTTCCGGAAGTGTATCAACCGCTGTGTATATCTGGCTTTGGTCCGTAAAATCCAGGAGTTTTTCCTGCAATACTCCCACCACTTCGGACATGATAACAACCCAGTCCTGCTCCGCGATGATTTTCGGCACACCATCTTTAATCCTGGCATCCCTTAAATTTTTAATCATCTTCAATGCCTCCATAAATCACGGTCGATTCTGTGCAAGCTGAAATCTGAGTTTCTGATATAGTAATATCCAACGGCGATGATACACGGACTCTTTTTGCTCCTGCCTGTCGGATCCTCGTTATAAGCTCTGTCGGGTTAATATCTCTTCCCAACTTTCTCTGCCATGTCTTATATTCTTCTACGGCTTCTGCAACTTGTTCCTGGATGATTCCTGCGCTTTGCTTATCACTTGATGCAATCCAATAGGTTAATCCAATTTTATACGGGATTTCCTCTGGTACTGCACAAAGCACCTTGTCGCAAAGTGGCCTCATATTTTCTCCGCTGATATAAGCCTGCAAATCATTTCTTTCCGTTTCAGTTAAGAGCTTTCCATTTTCAAGCACGGCGTAAATTTCGATGACACACGGGGAAGGACTTACAACCTTGACATCTTTAATATCACTACGCCATTCCTTTATGTAATACTCGTATGCATCTCTCGGACCGGCGCTGGAATATCTCGAAGGTGATAAGAAAATCCTCTCCGTATAGTCATCGTCACTTTCAATATCCAGTCCCCCCGTACTCTCTGTTATATTTGTTACCGCTGCCACATAGGGGTTAGCATCAACAAGTACTTCGATATTCCCTGGTTGTATTCCGTTGCTTCCTGTTCCGGCGATCTCCGCCTGTACCTCGACATCTACATACAGACTTCCCATTGGAATCTCTGCATAATCCAAGGTATTAAAATACTTTCCAGACTGCGTTTTTACTCTGGTTCCTGCCGGGATAGAAACATATTCGTTCCTAATTGCCGAAAGAGTGAATCTCTCCATGGCTACTGCCCTTTTTGCTCCATTCCGCGGCATTCCCAGCAGTGCTCCCAGGTTATCAAGCGCATCTCCTGTTGATGTTTTTAATAACTCCTGTCTGCCTTTTGTGTCTATGTACTGCATGATCTGATAAGCAACAAGAGAGAATGACTTCAAAAGCAGGCTTTTAGGATCTCCCGTTCTGAGTTCCGGATCTTTGCCATACTCTTTTTTGTAGCAATTTTTATACTGATCCATTGCAAAATTAACCGTTTCTTCCAGCGTCATGTTTTCAATGAAGCTGATTTCTGGTATATTTGCCAACTGCTTTATATCAGACAAGTTCTACCTCCAATCTCGGATGTACGTTTCCGTTCTCTCTTTCCCCATTTATCCAGTCCACCCTCGTTACTCTTGCACGCGGCTCATACCTCTGTGTTTTCTTCACAAACTCGGCAGTAAATTCCGCTTCTGCTTCTGGAGATGGCGCATCTACAGAAAGCTGACTGATTCCAAAGTCCCGATCAAGTGCTTGCTCTCCGGCTCGTGTTCCATACAGTACACGCAAATTTCTGTATACTTCCTGGACCGTTGATTCATCCGCTTCTCCCGCATCTATCAAAATTTCTGGTTCCATGATATCCGTCATCTTCTGCACCTCCTATACATATTCCTCAATCGTAAGACTGATTTTGCATTCTACCAGTACACCATTGTGTAAGACTGCTCCCCACTCATCACTGACATCTGTCAGCTTAAATGGATAAGAAGAAAGCGGAGAACCGCCGATAACAAAATAATCGACCTTCCCCCGCTCTGCGCAGCGTTGAAAATATTTCAATAGAGATCTCGGATTTACACCGTCCTGTGCTCGAAGTAAGATGTCACAGGTATAGCTTTTTAATTTAGGGGCTATATATTGGCTCCGGCTTCTTGTTCCCACCAGATCATGCATAGCCCACTCGCTACCGCTCGATCCTCTCAGATTGCTTGGTGTGAAAACTTTCGTATCGCTTACTGTGAATTTCTTTCCCATAAAATAGCCAATTTTAGCTCTTCTGCTCATCTTCTCATCTCCTCTTTACGCTGTTGGCTTTTCTGACTCTTCCTCTGGCGCTTTACATTTGTGGGTATGAGTAACCAGGCTGATACTCTGGATCTTTACATCTCCGCTTGCACCAGTCACATTTATGATCGGTGCTTCAATGTTAATCTGAGTAGGACTACTTATTGTGACATCACCTCCGGAGCTAATCTGAATAATCGCTCCATTAACCGAAAGCGTAACATTACCGGTTATGGTTGCAGCCACATCCCCTGTAATTGTCTGGGTTACATTTCCAGTGATATTCTGAGTCACATCAGACAAATAATTTTCTTCATTCGTTCCAGTAACATCTACCGTCTGGTTTCCCGTTACCTCCGTGCTCATATCACCTTTGGTCGCTATGCTTATTCCTGTTTCAGATTCCATATTCACAGCCTGCCCTGCTGTAATCTCAACATTCTTTGCAGCTGAAAGATCTATGCTTCCTTTACGGCTCTTAGCCATAATCTGGCCGCCTGCTACAACACTGGCTGATCCACCCGCCTCATCGTAGATCTCACCATTACAATTACGTCCTGTGCGTCCATCTATATACTGAGTAAAGACTCCTGTTTTTTCATCGTACCGACTATAGGCCTGTCCAGGATTGTTGCTATACTCTTTTCTGTATAAGCCTTCATACCCTTCTACTGGTCGGTTATTCTGATTCCAAATTGTTCCGGTTGTTGTACCTGCTGCCGTTCCATTGCTGTTATGGCTCACAGTCACGATATCGCCAATCCTTGGCATTTTATATTCGCCATTGCTAAGTGCATTGATTTTCCGCGTTACACTCTGATCTCTGTCGAAATAGGTTACTTCATATGTCCCTGTTTTATAATCAATTGCACTGACACGGCCTGTTCGGTTCGTGCTTTTCGCCATCCTCTCACCTTCTTACTTACAGTTTTCCACCGGAACCCACCCGGTCACATTCTTTCCAACTGGAAGTTTTCCGCAGCGCTCCGCAAGGTTTGTCATTCGGTATCGGCCATTCACCAGAATCCCATCATAGAAATAATAAGTTCCGCTCTTATGGCAGGATGCGTTTGATGCTGTACTGGTATAATAAAACGGAGCATTTGATAGGTTTACTGCTTTTCCTGCCTCTGCTCCTCCTGCACTACTATCCGCATTTGCGGATGGGCTTGTTGTTTCATAAGTGCTGCTGTATTTTGTTTTCTTTCCGGATCTCTTCTCGTGCTTTTTTATTGTCCCACCAACTTCCCAGTAACGAAACGGCGTTACAATCCTGCTGCATTCCAATGCTGCTGTATAGCCACTGCTTTTGTCAAAACTGTGCGTAACTTTATTGACAAAATATTTGCCGTCTAGTTTTCCATATCCGCTGATGCAAATATTGTTTGCAGCACTGACGGACCATTCACCAGGAACCTTAAAAGAGATCTTCGTGATTTCATGGTTCGCATTATTAAGAGCTGCGCACAACTGAATGCTGGCGTCCAGCACGCTTGTTGCCCTCTGGTTGATGCTTTTCGTTCTGGAGCCTCCGCCAATACTGCAAACAATATCCTGATCCTTATCCGCATCCGTATAGGTAAAATACCCGCCAGTATAAGTTCCGGCCAGTGTAGTTGTATAATTAAAACTTCCGCGAATGATGTCTCCTTCTCTGTCATATGTTTTAACTGCTGGTTTTTCTTTATACTTTTCCCGGTCATATACCCACAGTTGTTTTGAATATACCTTTAGTATCAATCCATAATCCTTACACAGATTGTTATAAAAACTGCTGTCCGTATCATCCTGCTCTATACTTTCAATCTCATAATCGTCCGCATCGTATGAAAATGTCAGACCGTACCGCGCCGCTATATCTGCGCAAATTCTCTTGATACTGGTATTCTTCCAGACAATCTCCCGATCGCGCTCACTAAAATCAGAATCACTCGGCTTACTCACGCCACTCATCTGCATAGTGGAGGGCATATCGCTGTAACTTAAATCATCCAGCGTGAAAAGTCCACATCTTAAAACCTTCATCCCATTCCCGCGGTTCCAGTGCAAACCGTTTACCACGGCGCTGAGTGTTGCGCCTTTCTCAGGCATCCAGTTATTGATCCACTTGTCATCCTGCACATCTATTGTAATATCAATGCTGTCCGAATTATCCGCTGCGCTATCGACATAGGTCAGTTTTTCGATGTCTGTATCAATGCTTCCGGAAGCTCCTGCAATCTGAATATTATTGTATAAAACACTGATATTAACTCGTCTTGCATTAAACATCGTTTGCCTCGTATTTCCACGGTGGCAAGTTGCCATCCCGTTCTTCTACGAAATCCGGAATGGTAAGTTCCACCCCGGATTCAAAAATATAAGTTTCAATATGGTCTCGATTCGCTTTCATAAGCACATCCGCCCGGAGTTCATCTCCGTACACTTCCTTTGCAATCATGTCCCATGTATCACCGCTCTTTGTCACATACACTGCGTATCCTCCTTAATAAGCTACTCGTGCCTTACGGCGCTGCATCTGCTCATACCATTTCTCAAAGCGTTCCTGCGCTATACGAAGAGCCTCTTCCAGCACATCACGGTCTGCATTCCCCTGAATGATGATCTGTGGGGCATATGCAATACCGCCGCCATCGCCACCCTGACGGTCTGCAGAACCAATGTCTGTAATAAGATCCACACCCTTGTTGCGCCCAGAATCTAATACAGCAAGGTTCATGGCTGATGCATTGCCCCCAGCTGCCTCCATCGCCTGCGTCATATCGACCCCCAGCATCTGTCCAGCTTTCATCCAAGTGGCAATGTTATTGTCTCTGACTCCGCTCTGAAAACTGATAACTGCCTCAGTTCCGGCCTCACCGGCAATGCTGACTCCATTGGTGAATCCACCGCGGGCAAGCATCGGAATTGTAGGAAGATTGATTCCAAATTCCTTTCCGCCCCAGTCTGGAACCCAGCTCGGAATCGTGACCTTAATTTTGTTAAGACCACCAATAGCGCTGTTGATTAAGGAAATGACTGCATTGATCGGTGTCTTGCAAAGTTCTACCAATGCATCAAATGCACTGCTGAATATCTGCTTTACGCCGTCCCATGCCATCGCCCAGTTTCCAGAGAAAACACCAGTGATGAATGTAATCAATCCCTCAAAGATACCCTGTACCGCTGTAATAACCGCACTGATTCCCTCGCTGAATATAGAAAATCCTGCAAGCACCGCCGGAATTGCAATGCTCGCAATACTCATAATCACAGTGATAATCTGCTCAATGAATGGTAATGCATATTGAATTGCAGAACCAATAATCTGCATTCCTGTCATGATAGCGCTACCAAGGTTGGTTATAATCGCTGATATGATAGGCGCTGCATCCGTAAATGTCTGTAAAATAATCGGCATCACAGTTCCCGTGATGAACGTAAAAATTTCTGTAATGATCGGTTTAACGGTTGTTGTCGCAAAGTTCACGATCTGACCAACCACGCCCATGACAGATTGTAGGATCTGAACCACGCCACCAAAGGCAGCTCCGGCATCAGCTCCAAACATATTCGTAATTGCGTCCTGCACTGGTTGCAACGCCGTTTCTACGCCGCCTTCTTGGAAAAGCCCCGTTATGAAGCTTAGTACTGAATCCAAACCGCCTTTGAAGGTGTCAAACACAGCAAGTCCTTGATCTCCGAAAGTCTTTCCGATCAAATTTCTCACGCCGTCAAGGTTATCATAGAGGATGCTAAGAACTGCAATCACTCCGCTGATTGCACCAACAATCGGTAAGGATCCTACAAACAATGACCCGAATCCTCCTGCTGCCGGTCCCCAGATACTTCCAAGCAGCCCCGCTCCAGCACTCGCAAAACTTCCAATGTTTCCGGCCATGCTTACTGCACCGGAGGCAAGTGTTGCACCTTTTCCAGCAATTCCGGATACAACCGGAGCTGCTTTTCCAATTACTCCTCCCACAGCTTGACCAAAGCCGCTATTGGCTACCGAACTTGCCAGCGCTCCAGCTTTCCCTAAAGCGTTGTCTTTCATCAGTCCAAAAACACCCTTGACCAGTTCAACATCTTCTTTTCTTGGTAGGATTCCTTCCTCGCTGAATATACCAGCAAGAATTTCTTTTACAGCTCCGCCAGTCCCTTTTAAACCATTCAGTATGCTTCCACCTATGGCCGTATTGGCCATATTCCCAGCAGCGTTTCTTACTCCTCCTACATATTTTCCAACCGGCGAAGCATTGAACGCTCCCGTTATCATTCCAAGAATACCACCGTTATTTTTGGCATTCGTGATCTGATCCATCGTGGTTGTGAAACTGCTGAAAAATGGATTTCCGCGCCCTCTCTTTCCTTTATCCGGTCCAAGAAGTCCTTTTCGATTCTTCAAGCCAAAGAATGCTCCAATAAACCCATTCTCCATTTTTTCAAGGAAACTGCTGTGGTGTAGGTCTGGAAGTTGTGTATTGGTTGGCGTTGAAAGAGTTGGTAATACCGAAAGATTCCCTTTTGCATCAGTTAAGCTGCTATTGGCTAATCCAGCTCCCATAGAAGCAACGCCCCAAAGTGCTCCCGCTTTTCCTGCTACATTTTGTCCTCCACGGTACATGCTCGAAAGTGCCCCAATGATTCCGCCCTTGTACCCGCCGCTTCCGCCGCCACCAACAATGCCTCCTGCTCCATTCTTTCCAAACAGAAAGCTACCAACGCCACGAAGGCCGCCTTCAATTTGTGGTGCAAAGGCCATCGTTCCAAAAGCTGCTGTTACAATTCCAAGAATCCTTGCAGCCTGTTCTCCATTATTAACTAAATAATCAAGTCCCTTTTGGATATACGGTAAGGCTACATCTAAAGAAGCACCCATTTTTGTGATTCCAGCACTCAGCAAATCTCCAAAAGTTCCAGCCAATTCTTTTATTTGTGGCATATTTTTTCGCAAGTTATTCATTAAATCGATCAGAGCAAAATCTATCGTTCTCTTAACTGGCAACAATTCTTCGCCTACATCCTGCTTTAACGCAACCTTCGCATTATTCATCATGATATCCAAGCTTTCCGTTGTCCCAGCTTGAATTACAAACTCTTTCTGCATGCTGCCTTCATACAACTTTGGATTTTGCACATCTTCCAACGCTTTTTCATACAATGGAAGATTATTTACGATTTTTGCTCCTCCTTCAATCGCCCACTGTCCAAACAACGTATTAAGTGCTGCAACCTTGCGTTCATTCGGCATATTGCCAATAGCATGAAAAATATTCCTTAACGTTCCAACGCCATCCGTCTGCATGGATTTAGCAATGCCTTCGGCTGAAAACCCCAGTTCTTCCCACATTGCTTTTTGAGCATCTGTTGCATTTTCGCCTTTACTCACATTTGTATAAATACGGGCTATGCTAGTTCCTGTTCTCTCTGGTGATACGCCAGTCGCCTGCATCGCTGTTGCCATTGCTGCTGTTGCCGCCGGATTAACACCGGCAATCTGTCCCATCGAAGCTGATCTATTTACACTTTCTGCGATTGCCCCAGCGATTGTCGCATTATTGGCACCAAGATAATTTATCTGATCCATTAATGTCATAACTTCCTTATGGCTCATATTAAATGATTCCTGCCATTTAGCCATATAATTGCCAGCAGTTTCATCATCCAAATCCATTGCCGTTGCAGCTATCGCAGTATCTCGAAGCACGCCGCCTTTAAGCTGATCCGTTAAACCTATTCCTGACTGTCCCAACGATGCAGAAATTTGCGTAAGCTGATCGAATGTTCTCGGCACTTGAGTTGTTAAATCTTGAATGCCCGCTTTCATCATGGAATAATTTTCTTTAAAAGTTTTTCCATTATCCGCAATAGCATCGCTGACTTTTCCTGTGCTATCAGCTAAATTGTCTACATATCGCACTACTGGGGCCATCGCACTTTCTGCATTTTGAGCCTCTTTTGTGCAATCCGCAAGCATAAATGCCAAACCTGTTCCCGCTGCTGTTATTCCAGCTAACGCAGCCTTGCCAAATATACTTATTCCTTTAGTAAAACTTCCAATCTGACTCTGGGCGCTATTGATCGATGCTTGTAAGCTCTTATCTATCTTTCCTGATATGCGAATCGTAAGATCTAATGCGCCTTTTTTTGCCAAACCTCTGCCACCTCCTGATTTAATTCAACAAATTCCCGCACTGGTAATTTCAAGAAAAAATCAATTCCTGTTTGCGTAACAGCGGCCATATTGATTGCTGCTTTTCTAAGTGTCTTTGCTCCACCGTTTACGCTTACTCGAAAAAATCTGGATCATTCACCGCATTTCTTAATTTCAGCACCTCACAAATTGGAAGCCCTGTAAAGAAAGCTTCCGGTTTATTAGTTGCCATGCTAGCCAGTACGCAAGAATAGTAATAATTGGTTCTTGTATTCGTTACCGCAAATCCCATTCGTGCCATACGATTTTCAGCCGTACTTTCGTTCATGCTGTTCAAATCCGCTACTTCACACAGATTAATCTCTGTGTATGTTTCTCCATCAAAAGTGTATGGCTTTTCAAATTCCATCACATGATTCTCTGTTTTCTGCTCAACGTTCATGTAATTCCGGACGGCAGCTACAATCTCTGCATTTCGTCCTCTCGGCATCAGCTTAAAGAATTCAATTGGAAGACCAGTTGCTTTCATTGCAATGTCTCTGGCAAATGCCGTTGTCATTTCTGTAAGCATTGCTGTCGCAAGCTCCTGCTGTCCAAAAAGTGTCTTCTGGGTCTGGATAGCATCCATAATCGTAAGATTTCTGATTCCGCTCAGATCAACTTCCTTGTATTCCGTTCCCTCAAATACATAGGGTCTATTGAACACCAGAACATCTTTCCGATCTGCCTGCTGTACTTTTTCCTGCTCCATAGTCATTTCTTTCTTTTCCTGCTCTGCCATAGTGTTCTCCTTTAAATTTATTCAAAAATACCCACTCCCGAATGACCAGGAGCGGGCCAGTTATTAGATCAGGCTGTTTACACCTGCCAGCATATCTTTTCCATTTACCTTATAGACACCGTTCAGTTTATCTATTTCCAGGAGCTGCTTTCCGTCTACTTCAATCATTAAGTAGGTAAGTTCCAGGGTAACTTTTGCCCCCATTGCTTCTCCCTTCTCAATTTTTCCGGGATCAAATTTTTTCACGCGGCCCATCTCAACAACTCTCAGGCCCTTAAAAGCATATCCTCCAGTCTTGTCATATACCTGCTGCGCTGCTCTGAATGTCAGGTTTACAACATCTAACGGGTTCAGCATATCCATGGCAGAGCTGTACAAAGTATTAAACTCTATTTCCTGCTCCATAGACTCGAACTGTCCGATAGTCGGGGAATCAAGTTCTCCTCCTACGCCAACACCAGATACAGTGCTGGTCTTCATATTGGCCGCCGGAATCGTTGCGGATGCAGCAACTCCGATCATCTTTACTCCATCCAGATAAACATTGTAATCATTGATTTTTTCAGGAATATAGTTGTTACTAATCATCTGTTTCTATCCCTCCTATCCCAGTGCTGTTGCCAGTGCATCCGGATCAAACTCAATGATGTCCTTGATTTTCTCTGCCGGAATATATGGCGTAATATACTGATGGAAAGTAAGTTTCCCATCCAGCAGATCGGTAGTTGTGTTCTCATCGCTGTTGTATGCGATCTCGTATCTTGCGCAAATACCTCGTGCTACAAAACCATTTCCTCTTACATTCTCACTGTCTACAATAGCCTCAATTAATCTTGGATTTGCTGGGCTGTCTACCTTCTGGAAATAGGTAAGAATAAAGGTATTGGCCGCCCAGTTTAAAAACCGACGCACAGAAAACCATCTGTCTTTTGGATCAGTAGTTCCTGGATATGCTGCCGTGTTATTGCCCCAGAGGCGAAAGCCATTCATATTCAGGAATGTAGCAACGCCAAAACTATTGATGGTATTAGCCTGTTCTTGATCCAACACCACCTCAGTGCCATCAGCCAGGCAAGCAGTGGAAATAGCTAATGTCTTGTTGGAAGGGCTGACATTTGGCGTATCGTCATTTACTGCATCGGTATAGGCCGTCAACGCTGCTGCCAGAGATGATCCGCTGTAGACTACATTCCCAACTTTTGCATAAGGCCATACTGCATACGCATTTGCATTGCTCACTGCCTGCTGCTCTTTCTGCTTTTTGACATCGGTATATTTGGTAGCTCCTCCCGTTGCACTGTTAATATCTACAACACATACCGCTTTAAATACACCTTCGATCTCCTTAGTCTTGGCTTGCAATGCTGCTGCAACCGTAGAATCCGCACTGTATCTGGGCGCCAGAAGGATTCCAGGTGTCATAGAAAGCAATGGACGTACCTGCCTGATTACTTCTAAACCCGTCTCCTTTCCGGTTGCAACATCAACACTACCGATGATATCCGTATTCTTCACTTTGCCCGGATCCAGTTTCTTCCCTGTCACAGTAAGCGTAGTTGCTCCATCGCCTGCTCCCCCAGGAACAAGGACAATGTTCACAGCGCCATCCTCATTGAATGTTGCTGTATAATCCGCATCCTGTTTAAGCGCTGTTGCATCCTTTTTTACTACCAGTTTGTCAAGCAGAACACCTGTTACATTCAGAACCGCAACACCGCTGTTGACCTGAACTTTTGTACTTTCAATGTCTGCGCTATGCTTGGCCGGATCCAAAACATTGATAAGCACAAGCGGCGCTGTTCCGACCACCGAGAAGTTTGCGCTTATCGCTTCGCTCAATGTAAAGGACTCAAAATCATCAGAATATCCCACTGCTTCTACTGCTTCTTTTTTTCTGTATACCAAAAGCGGCCTGTTGACAGCCTCTTCCGGATTCGCAAGTAAATTGACCGGGGCAGTTCCTATAATGACCTGCAATCCGGCAGTACCTTCTACTGGTGCAACCAGGCCTGTATCATTCTCACTGGTATACACGCCATGTTCGTATGTAGCCATAATTTATTCCCTCCTACAGTTCTTTTTTGATCTGATTAAAAACGGCCGCCTCGGTTGTTCCGGACTTTTCCAGATTTGCTCTCGTTTTTGCAAATACATCTACTGGCACCAGAAGTCTTCTTGCTGCCGGGTGCTTTTCAAAAAATTCTTCCATCACTTCCGGGATTCCATTGCTATAAACGGTATACTGTCTCGTCACACCTTTAACGGTTGGACCGCAATATACCAGCTGTCTCGCCTGTTCTTTTCCCTGTACAGTCTCAGTTTTCTCTTTCAGTTCAGTTTCTTTTACGCTCATAATAACTCCCTGATCAACTGCTTCCTGATTTACTCCGCCCATTCCACTGTTTTTTGCATCTTCCTGTGCATCCTTCATGTGCTGATCGCCCTGTGCTTTTGCTCTTTTAATGGCTGCTTTCGCATAATCACTGGCACTGATTGGCTTTGTAAACTTCGCCTCATTGGCGATATCCTCACTTCCAGGCATTTCCATTTCTTCAATATCCTGGATTCTCTGACGTTCCTCTGCGGTTGCCCGTTCTGCTGCCGCCTGTTCGAGCTGATTCACCAGATCCGGATATGCCGCTCTAAGCTCATCTACTGTCTTGATATCCACTGTCTTATCCTCCTTGATTTTTTCCGGCTTCACCGGCTGTGTATTTACAAAACCGCTGGATATTTTTCTAACCAGACTGTCCTGTACAAATTTTGGTGCCTCGATGAAAGGTAGATTCATGTTGACGCTATTCACGAACAGAAGGCCATTCCGGTTTTCAATGACATTGCTTTCCCCATCATCCACCAGCTCATCGACAAAGCCCTCTGCTTTTGCCTGTTCTCCCGTCCACCAACTTGTAGCATCCATCAGCGCTGCCACTTCGTCCTTGCTCCTACCGGTCTTTTTTGCGTAAAGCCCAACAATACTATCCCGGATAGCTGCCATTGCATTCAAATACTGCTGCAATTCTGTGGCATCTTTATATCCGATAATTCCCATTCTGACCGGATGGATCATATAGGTACTATCATTGGCCGCCACTACTTTATCGCAATGGCAAGCAATGATCGTAGCTGCGCTAGCACACAGTCCATCAATTTTCGCCGTCACGGTTGCACTGTGCTGCTCCAACTGATTTCCAATAGCTTGTGCTGCGAACACGTCACCGCCTCCTGAATTGATCCGAACCGTGAGATCGGTCACATATCCAAGATTGGCAAGGTCCTCTGCAAACTGCTTTGGTGTTACTTCATCACCCCACCAGCTACTATCTGCAATATCCCCATACAGAAGCAGTTCCGCATTGCCGTCTGCCTGATTTTTAAATTGCCAGAACTTATTCATTATTTCTACCTCCTGTCTGTCCCATTACCGGGTTTACGATTGCATCAACTTCCCGCTTCTGCTTCGCCTCAGTAAGCCTTTGCCTAATGTTCTGGCGATAATCTCCGCCGGTCATCTGTGCTGTTTCCTGCTCTGCTGTTGAAAAGCCAGCATCCACACGTTTAATTGCTGCATCTACCTCCTGCACCGGATTAAGATTTGTCCTGGCCGGTCCATTCCAGGTGCATCCGGTATATGCTTTCTTTATGGCAGGATCTGCGAAAAATCCCGGAGCCTGAATCCTTCCCCTTGACACAGCCTCAGCAAACCATTCCTCATAAACGGCCTGGCAAAAGTCACTGGCAAACCATTCTCGTTCCATGTTACAAGTGCGCCAAAATTCATTAAGCGCCCCACGCGCTGCACTATAACTTGAAGAGAAAAGCTTAAACATAAACTCTTGTGGAATTTCCAATGCTGCTCCAATCTGTTTAATCAGCGCATCCGTGAATTTGTCATATCCACTGTTTGGATGCTTCGGATCTGCAAATTGCACGGTTTCTCCCGGATTTAAGTCCGCCACAAAACCAGGACCAATCTCAATACTACCTTTGTCTTGTGTATCCAGTAATTTGTCTGGAGGCAGCATCTCACCAAACGGGTTTGAATCAGATGCCTCCTGTGATTGAACAAACACCGTAAAATATGAGCTGATTACTGCTGCTGTAATTTCTGCATCAGTGTATCGTCCTATTTGCTTAATGGTTTCCAGCACCGGGGCCAGCATCGGAACGCCTCTTCTTTGTCCAATCCGTTCCCGGCTTATGATGTGGAGTACATTTTTTCTTCCGGTAAGTTTTCCGTATGCTTCTACTCTGGTCCATTCCAGTTTTCCAGGCTGCGCCATCGCAGTATTTGCCAGCGGGTGCCGATTACAGATCCAGTATGCTACCACAGCACCATCTGCATCTGTCTCGACTCCCTGAACAATTTGCTGTACCTTATACCCTTGTACCTCGCAAGGAACCAACCGATCGTATAAATTGGGACTGCAAATCCGATCCGCTTCAACCAATCTCACTCTCAGAGTATATGGCTGTCCTGGCTCTGGCTTATCTTTGAACGGCAAAAGTGCCACAGCATCTCCATTCATCAGATAGCTTAAAAATGCCAGCTGTTGCAATTTGTAAAAATTATCCATTTTATCCGCATCGCAAAGAGACGAATCCGCCCATAAGGAAAACTCTCGGATAATCTGCCCGTGTAACGTAATCGACTGCTCCTCTGTCAGATGCAGATACTCCGCATCTACCTGTGGTGTCGGCATCAGTCCTCCTGCTATAACATTGGTTCTCTTGGTTTTTAGTGCTGCCGCCGCTATCGGCACACCCATATAAGCATCACGGCTACGTTGCCGTAAAACATCTATGTTATCCTCGATATCCTCTTTTGCGCTTCCTCCGAAGAACTCCCAGCCCCTCATACTCTTCTTAGTCAGATTGGCTCCATAGTTTCCATATCCGCTGTTTATTACTGACAATGCCGCTCTCGCTGCTGCTCTTTTTACTGCATAAGTCGGAGCCACTGCTGCTAATGCTCGATCAAGTATATTTACTTTTTTCACTGGCTCCTCCCTCCTTTACACATCGCGTTCCACAAAATGATACGTTCGATTTCTACCGCCGTGTTTACTCTCTGCCTCTGCCTCCTGGAGCTTCCCAGCCCAATACTCCATTTCCTTTCGGACTGCCGGAAGATCAGCTCTGGTAAGCATTCGCGTTCCAATCTGGTAACTTTGACCTGTAGCAATTTTCTCTTCTGCTGCAAGCCATGTATTCAATTTTTTCTCACAGAGTTCCTTGCTAAATATCGCCATTCGGTTGCTCCTTTTATTTAATTCCTCTTGATAACATTCTTCGTCCAGTTTGCCGCTGTCTTGCTGCTACAGATCCAACTTCTGTTTTTTGCAAAACTGGGTTCGTTATTTCCAGCGCTGCTGTTGCATAGTTTCTAAGATCCAAAGGTTCATTTCTTTTATGAGCACTGTCTTTCACTTCCCAAACAACTACACTGCGCCCCTTTCGGAAGCGAACAACCATCTTTTCACTGGTAAGGCCTTTAAAGTAAGTCTCCGTATACCCCGCTTCTTCATTGGCCGGGAAATGACAATAGTTCGGCCCTTTGCTCTCTACCTTTAAGCGCTGGTACAACATACTCTTTCCTGCATCAACTCCTATGATGAAAAGAGGAGTCTTCACACGGTTACTTGTGGTGGGATTCCGAATATACGGAACTTCTGCGCCGCCCTTGCCTTTGATTGCGAAAACACGTCTCTCATACCGTTTCTTTGTAAAACGGTATACCTGGTCTGTGTGATGACCTCCACTGTCAATGCAAGTCGCAATGATCCGGAGCGCTGTTCCATCCTTCTTGTGAAACGTACTGAGAAGGAAGTTGTCCAAGTCTTCCCATACCTGGTCTTTCAGCATATCTCCAAATATCTTCTGATACCGGATTCCCCAGCTTTCCTTTCCAACGCCCCAACCAACCACTTCAACCTCAAAGCGATCATCCTGTACATCTACTCCTGCAGTAAGCACCAGAACATCTTCTGGAACCTCTGCGTCATAAATTTCACGGCGATTGAATAGCTCCGTCTCGTCAACATGCTCTCCCTGTTCTTCCCATGGCTCCCCAAGTTCGGTATTCACCCAAACTTTCATGCCCTCTGGATTTCCCTGGTCAAGCTGCTCTTTTGCTATGATGAACTTCTGTACAATTTCATTCCAGCCGCAAAAAGTAGAAGCCAGGGTATTCAAATGAAAACCTCTGGCTTCTGCATCCGGATTCTCCGGAACGAATTTTCCGTTAATTGACTGATCTTTCCATTGGCGTTCTGTTGAAAGAACACCACAACGTTCACACCGGTATCGTACTTCTCCTCTCGGATTATCCTTATCAAATACTACGCCTTCCCAGACAAGCGGCTGATAATGTCCACACTCCGGACACGGTACATTCCACTCTTCTTTCGTACTGTGTTCAAACTCTTTTTCAATCCGGCTCTGTCCCTTGATAACCGGAGTGCTAACCATCACCGTTTTATAATCCCAAAATGTGGTTTGCCTTTTCTGTGCCAGGCTTAATGGATCACCCTCTGTACCAGCACTGGCAGGATAACGATCTACCTCGTCTGCCAATAGTACTTTAATCGGTCGGCTGGCAAGGCTGCTGGCGCTGTTTGCTCCAACGATTGTTACATGACCACCGGGGAAGTTTTTCTTCATGATGGTATTTCCAGCATACCGACTTTTTGTATCTACCTTATCTGTAAGTTTCGGTGTATCTCGAAGCATAGGCGCAAGTCGGTCTTTTGAAAATGTCTGTCCCATATCAAGCGTTGGCTGCATTACCATAATAGGAGCTGGTGAATAATCCATGTAATATCCCAAAGTATTTAAAATAAATGCGTCCGTCTTTCCGATCTGCGCCGCACTCATAATGATAATTTTGTGATATCTATGATCTCCAATAGCATCCATAATCTCCCGCTGGTAAGGAGCCTTACTTGTTCTCCATCGTCCAGGTTCTGCGCTGGCCTCCGGACTAAGCATCCGGTTTTCATCAGCCCATTCACTAAGCGTCATTTTGGGTGGCGGTATCAAAACTAAAACGCACCTTATCAGCAAATTTTCACTTTGCTTTTTCGTATCCATGCGCTTTATCCTCCCTCGTCTACTTCCTCTACTTCATTTTGTTTCTCCATCAGCTTTTTGTAATCACTAAGCACGCTCAATACCTCCTCCAATTCATCCTGGAGAGTATCAAAGATTGCTGCTTGCTGACCGCCCATCGTTGCCAACTTCGGAGATAGCTTTGCTGGAAGAGATAAAATTCTGCTACGGAAGATCAAGAGCATGTTCTTTAATCGCGGTTCAATATCCGCAGTCTCAATCAGAGATCCTTCCCGTAACTTATTTTCCATCTCTGCTGCTTCCCGCTTTGCTTTGGTAAGCAGTGCTCTTTCATCATTCAAGTTGGTTCCGCTACCTGCTCGCTGATAATTGATGTATTTTAAAACTGTAGCCTGTAAATCGTAAAGACCCGGACGGCGTTCTTCTATAATCCCTTCATCTCTAAGTTGCCGGACACGGCGCTCTGATAGTCCCAGCCATGCCGCTACAACTTTACTGGTATAAAGAGTCATTCTTCCATCACCTTTCCTTCATCTTCGATGTCCAAATTGGACACCTCCATCTGACCGGTTGTTCTCATTTTCAGCAGTTCCAGTTTCTGCTTTTCCAGATCCAGTCTTTGTTCGCTGTCTTCCAGTGCTCTCAAACTATCGGCCACTTTAGCAATTCTTCCTTGTACTTTGTAAAGAGCTTCCTGCAATTTCATGGCGCGATTAAAAGCGCTATCTTTCGTGTACATTCCCATCTGCTGCACTGCTCCGTCCCCTTGTCCTTTTTTAGGAACGCGCATATCTAAAACGCTACTGGTATAAAGTGCATCCTCCGGAGCATTTTCATATTCTGTAATTTTGCTCAGAATCTTGTGCTCCCGAATTTTCAGGATCTTCATTTCATGCTCCAATGCTTCCCGGCCACTAAGCGGCGTTTCTTCCATCAACTTCTTTTCGGCATCTGTCAGCATATCAAAAAAGACAGTGCTGTAAGCGCCGTCCTTTTCTGCATTCTTATTCCGTAGCGGTGCGCCTTTATGGCTTCCTGCTGCATTTTTATGTCCAGCGCTATTCTGGTTTCCTGGCTGGCCTCCTCTTTTTTTCTTTGGTAGATTTTCCTCCCATTTATCTGTAGTCTTCCAGTTCCGCAAGGTCTGATAGGTGACCCCCAGCTCTGTTGCAAATTCTCTCAGGTTCACCTTCTGGCCCTTACTCATCCGGGCAATATATTCAGCCTTGGCGGTGTCTCGCTTTTCACTCCGCTTCGGCATATCGCACCTCCAATGACAAAAGCCGCAGCGTTTGCTACGGCTCCTGAAAATTTTGTATGATATAAATATAACACGAAAAACCCGCGGAAGTTGCTAAAAATTGAAAATTTTTATAGAACATATTTGCTATGCAAATAATGAACAGCACTTTTATAGGCATTTGATCTTTTGCTTAATGTCCTATATGCAAAGTCCCGATAATTCTCTATATATTTTATCTCACTTTTATTTGGTGCGTATCCATCAAAAATTTGATCTGCATAAGATCTTCTTGCGTTTCCAAAATAGTAGCCAACTTCATGGCAATATACTGTATAACAGAATAATCTTCGTTTCCATTCTGATGATGCTGAATACCATATTTGCGATATCACCATTGTTGGCGATGAAAAATAAGAAACGCGGATTCTAAAATAATTCGCCATTTCAAATAAATATCCTGGACATCTTTCATCGTCTTTTTCCTGATAGCGTGTAAGTAACGCACCTATGTCCAGTGCATCCATAATACTCGGATATGGAACATTTATGCCACGTATATAAGCAAACTGTTCATATGATGGTGATACATCTATATATGCTACTTTGCTGTATGGTGGCTCTACTCCCTTCCGTTTTGCCTCTGCCATCGCGCCATCGGTACTTAACGCATAAACAGTTATTCTCTTTTTCCAGTCAGTCTCTTTTCCCGTTTTCTTGCTTGTCCTATGTTCTCTTCCTATTACTTCATAAATATAAAAATTTGTATATCCCATCCCTGTTCTGGAACCATTATAATATTTCCAGTATTCCGGAATAAACTCGTCTTCATTATTATAGTCTTTATTTATATCCCATGTTTTCGATCTAAAACACTGCGTCTCCAATTCGCGCCAATGTCCATTATGGAGAGCTAAGTACATCATATGCTTGCAAGGAAGTTGATTTTTTTGATAGTCCTCACACTCGCAAGCTCTTGCTGAAACATAATATTTCTTATTATTTTCTTTGCTAAAAATCCTTGCTAATGTTTTATCATCATTATAATATTCGATGATCTCAAATTCTTCTGTCCTTGCTCTTATTAACCTATTCTCAAAAAACCTGTCTTTTTCTTGAAGTTCTCTATTATTTTTACCCCCCCCCAACAATTTTTCGCACTATTTTGGGAGGAAGGGGTAAACCAACTAAATAATCCCATTGGGCACCCCCTATATTTTTATATACTGATTATAAATCGCAGATCTGTTCTTTTGCAATCCTTTGTCGAATTTCTTTCTTGCCTTTCTTCGTTATCTATCATATAATAATTGTAGATTTACTTTCTACCTATTATGATGTAGATTCACATTCGGCTAAGGCTGGTTCATTTTTTTGAACCGGCCTTTCTTTTTTGTCTCATTTTCCCGGAAGCTCTAAAAAAAATTACATACCTAGTTAAAAAATGCGCTTCCGAACCCGCAGTGGCTGCGCGTGCGCGTCACAGTACCTGCGCCTCTGCGGGCGCAGTCTTGATAGCGCCCAGGTGTGCGCGTCTTGATGGCGCGCCTGGCATGATCCGCTCGCTTGCGGTCTGATGTTGGCGGTCGGTCCGGTGGCGGTGGCCTGCCTGTGGGGTGCTGGTCTGCCTGCGGTGCGCTGGCCTGCCTGCGGGTGCGCCGGCCTGCCTGCGGGTGCGGTGGTCTGCCTGTGGTGCACTGGCCTGCCTGCGGGTGCGCTGGTCTGCCTGTGGTGCGCCTGCGGTGCGGCGGCCTGCCTGTGGTGCGCTGGCCTGCCTGCGGGTGCGGTGGTCTGCCTGTGGTGCGCTGGCCTGCCTGTGGTGCGCTGGCCTGCCTGCGGTGCGCTGGCCTGCCTGCGGGTGCGCCGGCCTGCCTGCGGGTGCGCTGGTCTGCCTGTGGTGCGCTGGCCTGCCTGTGGTGCGCTGGCCTGCCTGTGGTGCGCTGGCCTGCCTGTGGTGCGGTGGTCTGCCTGTGGTGCGCTGGCCTGCCTGTAAGCCCCGCGTTTGCTTGGTTTTTCGGTGCATCTGGCATTTTGCACAATTTTCGACACGTTTTTTTGTGCAAATCTTTCTCACAAGTCCCCCTTTAGGGGGGTCTGTGTGAGCGGTTTTGGGGGGATTGACGGCGGCGGTTGATGTCGTGTAACATTCGACTCGTCAGCAGCGAGCCGCAAACGGAACGCCGCAGACGGACACCGACAGCGATAACAGCCGGGGGTGAAATAACCGGCACGCAACACCATGACGGGAGGTGCAAATGATGGGAGTTGATGAGATGACCAATGGGATCGTAAATCAGTTGCTCGAAGCTATTGCACAGTTAATCGAGTGCAAAACCGGCGACAAGGAAGCCGCCGAAATCGTAAGAAGTTTTAAGATTTAGGGCATGAAAAAAGGCGCCCAGCCCTCAACGCTAACGCCTTTAATCTAAACCAGCAAGGCAGGCGGGATCCCGTCTAACCTCCTGCCTTGATTTTACCAAATCTGACGGGAGAAAGCAAGGGTTCAACCCTCAAAAGTGAAAGGAGTTCATGACCATGAAAAAGAATTTAATCGCTATTATCGCACTTGCAACCGTTACCGCTTCCACCTCTCCGGCTTATGCCGCAGGTATCCCGGATGTCTCATCCCTGTACAGTCAAACCGCCATTGTAGTGAATCTCAACTACTCCATTGATCTTGTCACTGTACAGACTGCAGGCGGGATCCTCTATGATTTCTACGGCTGTGAGGATTACACTATCAATGATTTCGTGTCCCTCATGATGTGGGACAACGGTACACCTAACGCTATCTATGATGACGCGGTGATTGATGCACATTATGCCGGTTATTCCCTGGACAACCTTGTTGACATGGACACTGTAACAGACATTCAAACAACAGAAACCGGTGCGATGATCTGGACCGCTGACGGATCCGGCTACTACTGGGAGCGCTAACCGCTCCCGCCTTCCGGGCACCATTAACACAAGTGGGGTATAACTCCATGTGCTACAAGTGCCAAAGATTCCAAAACGGATGCGCTGGAGAAAAAAACAATATTTTCACCGGTTGTACATTCCGAAAAGTTTAAACCTTCCGCCCGTCTGATGATGGCTTGATGGTTACAAGCCGAAACCCCGCAAGGGGTCACGGGAAACCGAATACAAAACACGAAAAGGAGCACGAAAATTATGACGAATGAACAAATTATTTGGGCTGAACGTATGAACGCTATGGATTCCGGGATCATCGGCACCACAGGCCGACTCATCACCGTAGAAATTGACGGTGAGAAAAAACAGATCCTTGAGCCAGAGGAGCTGCACACCTTCATCGGCTGGAAGTCCCTTGGCTACTCCATCAAAAAGGGCGAGAAAACAAAGGTTGTAACATACCTGTGGAAAATGAAAAAGCTGAACAAAACAGAAAAAGCAGCCGTTGAAGCCATGGGCGCTGATCCAGAGGATGACGATGACCATTTTATCAAGGTCAAAGCAAATCTTTTCAGTTCTTCACAGGTTCACCGCCCGGACAAAACGCCGGACGATTCCAGCCGCAAAACAGATAACGCAACACCCCAAACCCAAAACAACGCACCGGATCCGGCACCCACGCCGGAACCGGGAACCGCAGCCGTTAATGAATTGTGTATCACATTTGAAAATGGTTCCATGACCGTCAGCATGAACGAATTTTTCCCAGCGGATCATAACCGCCTTAACAAACTTGTAAAGCTCATGAAAGAGGATCGTACCCACGAAACGGATCTTATGAAAGCTATGATTTCCTACCTACAAAATCGGATCCAGGAGTTAGGCGGAACCGAAACAAAAGGTGATTACAAAACAGAAAAGTTGAAAGCTGCATACACCAAAAATCTTGTGTGGTTAGGTGCTACTCCCGCTGATGAAAAGGCTGTTAAGATATCCGGTAAAGCAGAAATGTTTGAGATTCTCACCCGTGCCGTCAACAACGGGGATCTGATCCGTAAAGTCAAATTCGGATACCGTGCAACCTATGCCGGTTATACATTCTTTATCACCAAAAATGGATCCTGGGATATTTACGAATCGCGCAGCGGTTTACATTGTGGTTATGCTTCCACAAAATCCGGTTGTGCTGCTTTCCTTGAAAAATATATTGATCTTCAAAAAATGGAATCCTTAAACTTTGATGATCTGGAGGCACGAAAACTTTCCGCACCGCTCGAAATCATCGCAGCATAACCCGCAAGGCCGACATGTAGCACGCCGCCGGTGCAAGCCCGGCCACCCGGCAAGGGTGGGCGCTCATGGGTAAATCCTATACAAACAAATCACACACGGAGGTATCTTTTATGTCAAGTATCGTTCTTTCTACAAAACACATTGCAACCGTTTCTGACGGTCTCGCACACCTTTTGAATCACTCTTACGGCATGACTACTTTAACCGTTGCTCCCGATCTGTACGATGCACTGAAAAGCTGTTCTGACGGCTACGGGTTCTTTGATAGTTCCAAAATCTTTTCCGAACTGTACCGGTTGAACCTTGCCGCCTATGATGGTCGCTATCACAACGAATCAAATGATGATGTTATCCCCTGCATACCAAAAGATTTCCCGCATCTGATCCAGCCGCTTTCCTGGGGTTGTACAGGATCTACTGATTACCACTGGATCCTGACCGCTGATTACTACGCATTTTCTAAACTGCTTTCATCATTCATTTATCAATGCGAAGAGGATGTAAACCGCAGCAACGAACTTTTGAAAGCATTACAAAATACCCTTGCTGAATTTAACAATTTTCTTATCAACAACACCGCGGAATATATAAGCGCCGCTTGGGCGATTGCATGAACTACAGCCGGGATGGTTCCCGGCTCCGTCACAGGATATAAAGCGCCTGTCTGATGATGGCCCATAAGGCCGAAACGGAATAAAACAAAATGGAGGATCACAAAATGAAGTACTACGAAATCAATGAAAATCTCGCCCGCCTTGCTCACGAAATGATGAGCATGAGCAATTATCCAGAAAACCGCGCTACAAACGAATATCGCGCCTCTGTTGATGCTGCTGCCGCTCTTGTTGAAAAGCAGAAAGCCGCCGTCAGCGTATTCTATCATGACAAGCTGGATCATCTTCTTGATTCCTACGCCCGCCGTCTTGCCACCTGGACAAACGATTATAACCGGAACGGTGCAAGTTGTCCATCTGTCCTTGTCTGCGGTCCTGCCAACTTTCCTACACGAAAAAAGGAACGACAAAACGCCCGTGAACGCGCTTTATGGGAAGAGTACGAAACTATCAAAGGGATCCTTGATAAGATCCGGAGCATCGGGACCGGCCCTGTAGATCTTAACGATCCAAACGCCCGTGACATTCTCACGGAACAACTTGTCAAAGAGCAAAATGCCTTAGACACCTGCAAAGCAGTAAATGCCTACTGGAGAAAACACAAAACGGCTTCCGGCTGTCCTGACATAACAGAAACAGCTGCTGCCTCGATCAATGCCGCTATGAATGATGAGAACAGCTTTGCTCGCCTTTACAACAAACCGTTTCCAGATTACAACTTGTCCAGCATACGAAACAAAATCAAGCGGATTCAAAACCGAATTGCAGCCCTTGATAAATTACAGGTCGAACAAGAAACTCCTGCTGAAAATTTGAAATTTGATGGCGGCGAGATTGTCCGGAACGCAGATGAAAACCGGCTGCAGATTCTCTTTGCTGATATTCCGGATCCAGATATCCGCCAGGCCTTAAAAAGCCACGGTTTCCGTTGGTCTCCACGCAACAAAGCATGGCAAAGACAGCTTACACAGAATGCAGAATATGACGCAAAGCGTATTGTTGGTATTGCCTGACACACAAAAAGCCTTTCCCCGGAGCGGATCCGGGGAATTTGTGCTATACTTAACCACAAAGCCCAAAAGAAAGGAATGCTCATGAACAACAAACCAAAACAAAAAATCTGGCCGTATTGCCTGGTCGCTTCCTTCTCAGACGGAACCAGAAAGTATTTTTATGGCGAAACCGAAGAGGAAGCGTACAACAAAATCTGCGATGATTGTAAACAGCATGGTGATGTTACCTGGTACGATGATGCAACGAACCTCGAATATGAACATGGTAAGCATTACACCCTCTGCCAGCCTTCGGAGATCATCGTTTACATGGGTGAGATCGACCCCAACAAAACTTCTTAAAGTTTTCCATCAAAATAAGCGCCCTGGCATAGTTCCAAGGCGCTTTCTTTTAATCCAAATAATTTCCACAGTATCTACAGCATTTCGCCAGGATTACACACCTGCTGCCGCCCGTGTAATGACTTTCTACATACTTTTTCACTACCGCGCCACAGTTTTTGCATCTTACTCTTGCTCCTGCTGCATAGCTGTCACTTATTCTTTTTCCTTCATCATGTGACCACACATTTTTCTCCTGTTCATCATTTCAAACGTTTGCAGCGTTCATACTCTTGACCATATCCACCATGAGCCACATAAAAGGCCGGACACTGCTCTTTTAAACACGCTTCAAAACTTGTTCTCGTAATATCTCCATGACCTACCAGCATTGCCGGAAATGTTTCTGTTGCCACCCTAAAAGGACAACATTTTATTTCTTCATCTCTCATACTTTTCTCCGTCCATTTCAATTTACATAATTTGATAATCCTCAAAACTTATCTGACCTGGAATGTCATCTTCTTCCATCCACCATGCAAAAACATCATTCCCATTTTCCCATTTTGGTTTTCTTCCTGTTCCGTCATTTCGCATAGCTTCCAGCATTTTATCAAATGCTCGTATATAAGCCCTTTGATACGTTGGAAACATCTGAAACTCAAAATATCGGTTCTTTCCTGCCATTGGACAGCCTATGCATCCGCATCTTGTAAATCCCATACTATAAAGAACATTGATACAAATTTTTTCGCTTGTAATAAAATCCTTTATATCATTATCAGTCCATTCAATTATTGGATTACATATCGTTTTTGCTTTTAATTCACATCTATCGATAAATTTTCTTTTCTTTGAGTTATCGTTCATTAGCATGATTTCGGCAGTATCAGGAATTACCATTTGTTCAAATTCCTTTTTTTGCTCAGTCATTTCGTCATCAGATAAAACCACCCGATCCTTTTTAGTTTTACCTAATACCTCATATTCTCCCCTAGAAGCTCTTGCGTTGCTTTCCGCCCAACGAACACCTGTCGCAATCATTCTATCTTTGCAACTTCCCTCTTTCAAGTATGAGCAGCAATATCTTGCCGTCCTTGTTGGTGGCATTTTCTTTTTTACAATCAACTTCCACATTGTAAGTTTAGGATATTCGATTTCACACTTAATACCTTGAAGTTCAAGTTTTTTGAATACATCTCTAATGTGATAAACGGTCTGCGGCGCATCTATAGTTGTGTGGCTATGATGAACCTCAAATGGTACACCAGATCTTTTGAAAAGTTCCAACATTACATCTGAGTCCTTTCCGCCGCTATATGTACATATCAGAGGTTTGCCATAATGATGCAAGCTCATTTCTGATGCTACTTTAATTCTCTCTATTGCCCTTTGTTCCGAATCCATATTTTCTCCTCATACATTCAATTCATGCATTGCAATAATTCAAAAATGCCTCAATAACCTCATCAGCATTGCAGCGTGTGAAAAAGCGCTTTCTCTTGTCCTTCTTTCTATGTAATGGCAAACCAGCCATTTTTCTACTGTTATTAGTCAGTAACATTTTCATGATGATCTCCTGCTCCTTAGATTTTTAATTCCATCTGATATCCCTCTGGTGCTCTATTACACCATATAACCTCTGTTCTCCTGCTGCCGCTTTGAGTACGGTTTTCATATTCCTCACGGTACCACTCCCCCCTAGAACCTTCTCATATAGCGGCGTAGAATATCCACTGATTACCACCGGACCTTTATGCTTTAACAAGGCATCCAGCAGCTTTTCATGATCTTCGTCTGTCATTTCTTCTCGATACTGTTTCATAGCTCTACTCGAAAGAACATATGGAGGATCACAATAAATTAAGACGTTTTCAAAATTAAACCTCTGGATCAACTCGACCGCCGGGCGATTTTCTATCTGCACGCCCCGCAGCCGCTCTGTAGCCTCCATGATTTTCTCCGGAACCTTGCACCAATCAGCCGCTCCATAAGCTCTTTCCCGTCCTTGCACATCCATTTTCCAACCAACCTTTTTTCCGTTTGTCCGGAATCCATGCCCCATATTTAACTTCATATAAAAGAAAACAGCTTTTTCAAGACTATCCTTCGGCTCTTTCTGAAAAGCCGCTTCATAAATCTCGCGGGAATATGGCGTGAAATAGATCTCACGGGCCAAACGCTCCGGATCGTCCCGGATCCATTTAAAAAGATTGACCACATCTCCATCCAGATCATTGATAGTTTCAATGTCCGATCGCGGCTTATTGAAGAATACGCCTCCGGATCCGAAAAACGGTTCCAAATAACTGTGATGCTCTGGAAAATGAGATATAATCCAGTCTGCTATCCTCCATTTGCTGCCTGGATATTTCATAATCGCTTTCATTTCTCAACCTGCTTATTTACCTGTGGTATGAACTGAAATCTCCATGCCTCGTCATCTATAACAACCACCGTTCCATCCGTATCAATAGCCAAAACTACCAGGCGATCCGGCTTACTGATAGTTTCTTCTTGATTTTCGGATTTCTCCGGTGATCTTTTCCACATATTTATCAATGCCAAAGCATTTAAAACCTTTTCTCCGTAAATAACCTTGTATCCCTTCAAACTGATATTCATATTACTGCTCCTATTCCAAAATGCTTACTTCCATTTGCTCTACTTAACTAAAAGGCAATCCCTCATCCTCTACGCCATCCGGAATATGCATGAATCCGTCCTTATCGGTTTCATAACCTCCGGAAGATCCTGAAGCCTGTCCTGCTGCCACGCCGTTCTTGCTGTCCGCAAACTCCTGCTCCTCAATTACAATATCCATAGTGTACACCTTTTTCCCTTCCCGGTTCGTATAGCTACCGGTCTGGATCCTTCCGGAAATTGCGATCTGTAAGCCTTTTCTGTAATACTTCTCTGCATGTTCTGCTGCCTTGCCAAAAGCCACGCAAGAAATAAAATCTGCACTCTGCTCCCCGTCTTTTCTGGCACGCCGATTTACAGCCAACGTAAAGTGTGCTATTGCCAGCGGATCCTCGTCATTTGTATACCGGACATCCGGATCACGTGTCAACCGGCCCATTAAAATCACTTTATTCACTGGTTTTCTCCTTTATCCCCATAAATATGTGCTGCATAACTTAATCAGCGCCAAACCGCCCACAGTAGCCACGGCCAGCCAAATAATAAGCGTAATTGCCACCCAAGCCGATAACAGCTTTGTTCCAAATTCATTCTCTTTATCTCTCATCTTTTTCCCTTTCGCAAATTGTTTTTCCAGGCAGCCCCTGGTGATCTCGGAAATACTATCGCGCATGTATAGTTGTTCGCCCGCTTATAACCATTTTCGAGTGATTTTGGTTTTATCAAAATCTGGGGCACTTGCAGATTGTTCCTGGAATTTTCTGTCCAGAAAAACTGTTCTGGTAAAACCAGTTCTTTCCATTAACGCGCGCGCGAAGCTCTATAATACAGTTCATCCACCATTGGCACATATTCCAGCTCCTTTCCAAGCCGTTCTTCTGCCTTATTATGCCAGTCCCTTGCGGTGCTTTCCGGAATGCCGGTCTGAGCATAAATACGGCCCCAACTGTACCCATTCACGGACCGCAGTAAAAGGACCCTTTTGTACTTACTGTTCTTCCCATCTACGCACCCCCGGATCAGCGCCGCATCTCGATCTAAAACCTGCAGCTGAACTGCGATCTCTTTTAACCGATCACTTATTCCATTGTCAATCATCCGGATCGCTATCTGCTCTGTTGGTGCTCCCGGACCATTCCCATGTTGTGATCCATCAGAAGATATCCCCTGAATGCTGCTGTATTCCAATTCCAGCTCATATTTTTCACGCTTCAACAGCTTTGCCATGCCCGGGATCTCCGAGTAGTACATAAGAATCGTTTTTACTTCTTTCCGCTCCATGCTCCTGCTACTCCTTTAAGTCTTCTGCTTGCTTCTCTTTTAACCGTAAATACCGTTCCTTGATTTCCTCCGCTATGCGCGGGATCTGATATACACCATACCCAGCATATTCTTTCAATGCTAGAGCTACCAGCCGGACTGTAATCTCTGCCTCTCCTCTCTTTGCGTAAAACCGGATCAGATCATCCCGTTTTTTCGGAATCCCCTCCGGTCCCGCCGGAAGGACAAAACCTGTTGGCAATATCTCAACCGTCTGCTGAATCAAGATGTCTTCTGCGTACTGTTTCCCTGACTTTCTCTTACCAGTCAGTGTAAGAACTGTCTGCTCTGAAAATTCCTTCCGGTTCTCAAAATCTCGCTCCAACCGGTTCTTTACACGAAGGAAATCATTTATTTCATTCTCTAAGAATCCATAGTCCTTTAAGACCTCTTCTACAATTTCGATAATCTCTCTGATTATTTCATCCGTATTCGTCTCTTTACCGGTAGTCTTATTTTCATGTTTCTTTATGATCCGCTTTGATGCCAGGATGGCATTCTTTACACGCGGATTCGGAATTTCGCTCTTGTGTTTCATGATTCTCCTCCCTTACTGGTTTTGGCTGTAGTCCGTTACCTTAATTCCTAAAATGCAATATCCCTCCGTCAGACCGGTATATTCTTCCAGCATATAAACAATGTCTGCCTCTATCGTGCGCCCCGTAAACTTCCCGGCACGGATCTCTAACATTTTCAGTTTGTCTCCAGCCTTATAGCCGCGGTCATTTTTCCGGAGCTCAAATGTTTTCTTTCCGGTTACAATATCATCCCAGTAACTCGTTACAATTTTAATTTCATGGGTCTTGTGGCTGTTCTCTGGCTGTATGGGCTGCACTGCTTTCTTCTGCTCTTCCTGCTCCCGAAGCCTTCTCTTTGTCTCCCGATCAAGTGCTGCCTGCTCCTCATTGTACTTCTGCTCTTCCGTCTTCTCCGCCTCTGCCTTATTCATATACTGATCGCACTTCTCACAAGTGCCTGTTTTCACGTTACAGTCTGAATACTTCTTGCAGGAATAGCAAAGAGAAGTAATGCTTTCCGGATGTGGAGTCTCATAATCATCACCGGCCTTTTTCTCTGCCACCATTGCCGCAATTTCCTTTGCCCGGATATTCCCCGCTGCTGCCTGCTTCGCAATCTCCCTTTGTTCTTCCTCTGAAAGTTTCGCAGCCTCATACGCCCCGGAGATACCAAGGTTTCCAGCTGCAAACTGCTCTTTAATCTCCGGAGTCGCATTTTTATTGATAACTTCCATGCGCGCAACACTACTGCTGCTTTCTCCTACCATGGCCGCGATCAGATCCCGCATCTTTCCCACAATTTCCAGACCGTCCTCTTTCTTCGCCCGAATCAGTGCCGCCTTTGTTCTCTCTACCAGTCTTGCTTTCTCATAAGGCTTTAACTCCTGCGTAAATCCATTTCCTGCCAGAAGGTGAAGTTCGTACATTGCTTCCGACATATCCTTGTAACGGTATTTGACCTTTTCAAACTTCTTATACCCACGTTCCAGATTGAAAATATTTGCAGCGTTGCGCCGGTGGCCGTCCACGATCCAGAACTCTCCATTGACTCTCGCAAGAACGGTCGGTTGATCCTGACCGATGGTTAAAATATTATCCGCAAGCTCTTCGATTCCTTCCAAAGTCTGATGCGTATTCTCTTTTGCCGACCTCACTTCATACGGACTTAAATAGATTTCTTTGTACTCGTCCGTCTGTACCTGCTGCCCCGCAGCTTTCGACTTTGCATTTAAAATATCATTGATTCCAAATTTCGGCATACTCTCACCCCTTCTTTGTTTCTTCGCCCAATCTTAAACAGCTACCGTTTTTGTATGCCATACACTGCTTACCACTGCATCTTGCAAAGAAATTGTGCATATTCCTTGTACCGTTCCTGTAATCTATCTGTACCTCTCTTTTGAATGGGCAAAATCGTTTTTCCTTATCCATTCTCTCTACCTCTCTTTCCCCGTATATGCTGTCACAAATTTTTTGTATCCCTGCGCTGCTCCGCAGCAAGGACTGTATTCATAAATCGGTTTTCTCATGAAGGAATTTTCTGCCACCTTCTTTGAGTACCGGATCACGCCCAGAATCTTATAATCCGTTTGCTGCTGTAACCATTCCAGCCCTGCTGCTTCGCCATCACTATTCTGATATACAGTAATCAGCACTCCTGACATCTTAAGACTCGGATTGAATGCCCTGGCCTGCATGATCTGCTCTGATACAATATCCAGACCTTCCAGTGCATCCTCGTCAATCTTGACCGGAACAATTACTTCATCACTGATTGCCAAAGCGTTGATAACATTCATTCCTACATCTGGCGGGTTATCAATAATGCAATACTGGTAATGATCCGTTGCTTTCATTGCCTCTGCCAGTTTCTTATACCGGCTCACCTGCTCCTCTTCTGCATTCGCCAGGTTCCAGGTGGCACCAAAGAGTGACATGTTCGATGCAATGATATCAATTCCCTCATATTCTGTTTTCTGGATCAGATCCTCCACGGCTTCATAGTCTCCGCTTAATAACCGTGCCGCTGGGGCCAGATTTGTTGCATCGTAGCAGCTATAGGCTCTGCTTAAATTTCCCTGCTTATCGTTATCAAGCAGCAGGACCTGGAAGCTTCTCCTGTAAAGCTCATAAGCCATGTTAGCGGCAGTGAAGGTTTTTCCCACTCCGCCTTTTAAATTCAATATGCTAATCGTTTTCATGCTCCTGCTCTCTTTCTCGGATAATCCGATTGTTGGGTCCTAAGTTTTCTGGTTCTTTCAGGTATGTAATTATCAGATCGCGGGCGGTATCCCAGCCATAGCAAACCGCTGTGTAATATCCATGCTCTGATAAATATTTCAGCCACTTTCTCTGTTCTGCTGTTGTAGTATTCTTTCCCGCTTTCAGTTCGATATAGAGACCGTGGTATCCTGCATGTGGATACGGTAAAACAATATCCGGAACCCCAGCTTTCACTCCCTGGCGTTTCAGTGCGATTGCTGTCATGCGGTCCCGCTTTCCACCGTTTGGTACATGATGCATAAACGCAAGCTCCGGCATCTGCTCCATATTGAGCGCGGCCCAGCTAAAAAGCGCCTCCTGGTTCCCGCTTTCATCATCCACTCTAAAATTTCTCATCCTGTTTTTTCCTCTTTTCTGATTCTTGGCTCATTACCTCATAATGGCATATGCCGTAAAATCTGCAGCATAGGTAACAATACCGGCATCCCTTGCCCTTCTGAAATAACCAGAATCTTAATCTCTCAACCATGCGTTCTCTCCTCCGCTGTCATCATCAACCCGCACCAGTATGTACCGAAAGTATCCGTACCCGCTGTAATCTGGATCATGCATTCCTTTGCTCACGCTGTCCTTGTCCACATAATATCCTCTGATCGGTTTCGCCTCGCACCGGAAGAAAGAACGATCTGTAATGATCCGGTATTCCGGCTCTGGTCTGACCAGGTTCTTACTTGCGTTCCAGCGTTTCCCCTGCAAGGCTCCCTCTGCAGATTTTCTATGCGTGTTCGTGTACTTGATAAAATACGATGCCAGCTTTGCATAGTTTCCGGAATCGTCCAACGGGAACACCTTTATGCGGTTATGCCCTTCGTAGGCCTTGTACCAGCATTTCTGAATAATCTTTGTATCAATTTTATTGATAACCAAATGGTGATGTCTGGCTCCTCTTTCACCGATTTCCATAACATGTATGTATTTCAGCTCTTGCCCTAGCTTTTTATATTCTTTCCTGAGTTCCCGAAAGAAAACATCCATATCCCGGCGCATCTGTTCCTTGGTTCTCTCTGGTTGTCCTTTCTTCCGGATATAATCCAGTTCCAGGTGATAATCTCCATACCCAAAATTGGCATTCATCAGGATCCGCAGCTTTCTTTCTGCTTGTCTGGTATTGATCTTCTCCTGCTGCTCTTCTGTAGGCTTTACCCGATCCCCTCTCTTAATGCCTTTCTTTTTGTACCGACTGGTATAATATCGTTCTATCTCTATGGTCTTTCCAGCTCTGGTTATCCTCTCTACATATGGCATATAACTTTACCCCTCTGTTGTCGGTTAGTTAATAGGTTTATCAAGTGTAAATGGCGGGTTTTTCACCCCGCTTCACTTGACTTTTCGGCCATACATAGCTTATAATTTTCTTAGGCAATCAAAGCTGTATAGCTTGGCCCCTACGGTATTCCACTACTGTAGGGGCTTTCCTTTTTTCTCATGTTTCTGTGTTTTCCTCTGCTCCGTATCGGTAAGCATCCAGCGAACTCATGTACGCTTTCTTTTCTGCCCGATCACACTTCTTTTCCGTGCAGTCTTTTAAATCCTTAACTCCATATTTCACCGCAGAGCAGAAAGAACATTTGTTTGCATTTGCATAATCTCTTGCTCGTTCTTCTGATGTCATGCTCACTTTTTTACCTCCGACCTTGCTCTTTCCATTTCGATTGCTGCTGTAATTGCAACAGCCGCCATAAGATCGTCCGCCGCTTTCTTGTCAATAAACTCATTGTCCATACAACACTTACAGTAGCCCGTGATCTGGCTATGAAGTGTATCAATTTCTTCCGGCGTCAGCTGGTTTTGTAATTCTGCAATCATTCCAATCAACTGCACAATAGATCGGTGCCCCTTTTCTCCGCCTTTTCCGTTAAACTCCACTACAATTTTACGAACAACCGTTTCGTTCTCGCCTATATAAAATCTGTTTTCCATCTATCGCTCCTCATTCACTACTATTCCGCCCTGGATAATGACGCGTTTTCCATTCTGGTCATCAAAATACACTTCATTTTCGCTCTCAGACACATCAAAGAAACCGGACCAATGCCGGATTTCAACTCCGTTGTAATCGTAAAGGGTTACAGTGCGTTCAAGCCCTCCGCCTAAATCACTGCACAAAGACTTCATTTCTCTTTCCAAGGATGCACCGCACCCAGTTAATGCGAGGGCCGCACATGTTGCTAAAATCAATATCTTTTTTCTTTTCATCGTAAATCCTCCGTTAAATATAGATGGTATAGTACAATTTCATCTGTAGATCTGAGAAAGAAAAGTTCGGTGTCTCTGATGGTTTCAGCGGTGACATTAGCCCCAGTTCCTTCCAACGCTTGTGTGTAATTTCTGGCACTGCACGGAATTTTGTAACTTGTGTTTTAATCCAGCTTAGTTCTCCATGATGGTATTCCATCATGCCAAGATAACCGCAATAGAGTTCCTTTTTATCTTTCATGATCCGGAGCATGTCCGAAGGCTCCAGCTTTTCAAGCAGCTCTTCTACAGTCACTCTTCCACCTCCCAGAAATATCCCGTCATAATGACCGGTTCTTTACTGGTCAGTATTAAAAGGCCCAGTGGAATTGTGACAAGCGCTATCGTTGCATCACCTTCCAAGAGCTTTACTGCCAATACAGTAAAAGCGATTACTGCAATGCCAACCATCTTCTGCATCAGGAAATAACGGCGGCGTTCTCTCTTTTTCGGCAATTTGTGCAAAAACTCTTGTCGATCTTCTCTCTCCTCTTTTATCTCTTCGATATAGATGTAGTACATCTTTTTGCATCCCATGATAATCTCCTATCAGGCGGCGCTCTTATTTTCCTCATGTTGCCGCTCCACTTTGGCGTGTATTTACCGTGTAGGCGTTTTTTTCGCTTTAAAAAAAACTGCTTAAAAAACCTGTTGACTGACTGCGCACTTTCTAGCTGGTGTGCCCGCTGCTATTTTTTAATCACGGTATTACAGAGAAAAGCTATTCGCCTGCTGCCTCTGCCGCAGGATCGCCACTCCCGCTACAATGTACCGTGCGGGACTCGAACCCACAACTTGCCGCTTATGAGACGGCCGCTCTGCCATTGAACTAACGGTACTCATGGGCGACTTACGCCGCCTATTTATAATGCCTGCTGCCCCGCTGCCGCTGTATAGGTTTCCAGCGTAGCTCCACAACGATGCAATTCTCTGTAGATCGTGTCTCTATGTGTCCCCAGCGCATCTGCAATATTCTTCACGCTGCTCCCCTGCCGACTCATAGCCTCTATTGTCTGCCTATCCTCATAACGCAGGCGTTTGTACTTCCTTGCCATTTCTTTCGCTCCTTTCCAGATAAAAAAATAAGAGTATGCCAGAGATTTAATTCTCTAACATACTCTTATTTCATTTCAAATACTATAAAATGAAAATCGGCTGTGAGATTTACCTCTTGTCGATTTTCATTCTAAAACTTATCGGCGGTCTTCACAAAAGATCGTTTCGTTTTCATGCCCATTTTCATTATTTTTGTAAGATTTACACAAAAAAGACACCCTCTCCCGCTGAAAAATAATTCCAAAGCGGAACAGGACGTCCAAATTTTTATGCATTTTTTCTCCAGCTTTAGCCGACTGCCGCTGGACTTTATTTAAACCGTTCCGCCAGAGATGCAATCTGCAGAGCTCCCTTGGCGGATGTCGGAACGGAGTCCTTCGGGACGAATTCCGTCACATGCTTGAAGAAATTCTCCTTCGCGAAGAGGTCCATGAGCGCCTCTCTTAACGGATTCTTTCCGTAGATCACAACGGTGGTATCCGCATCGCATTTTAAGGCGCTGCTGTTCTTTACAGCCTCCATATCGTTCTGCAATACGGCACCTAAGACGTAGCTTGCGATCTTTGTCTTATCCGGCTCCGCGAATGTATTTAAGATGCGGGCGGAGAAACATGCACGGCCGATTCCGGTCTTCTTCGCGGTCTCGTATCCTGCAAGGACATACTCTCTCGCGTAAGTCTCTTCAGAAGCGAAGGAATGTCCGACAGCGTCCGCGATCAGGGTATCGTTTGTGATAACAGAAAGCAGCTCTCCCGTGATGGTCGTCAGGCAGCCGGTGATCTTTCCGTCGCGGTCCACGGAGACGAATTTCGTGTGGGATCCCGGAAGAACGAGAAGATACGGCTCTCCCTTCGGAAGACTCTCGATCACAGCAACGGTCTCAACCTCCTCACCGCGCATCATGTCCATGGACTCGAAGGTCGTAAGATCCAGCTTTCCGTCACGGTTCTTCACACCCGGAATAAAGAGGATCGGAAGCGGGCACACATCCTCGATGAGGACGCTCTTTGCTGCCTTCGCGAGATCCGCCACGGATGCTGGTGCGACCACATGAGGGATCTCTGTGAGGCCTACGTTGGAGGTGATCATTCCGGAAGCCACAACCTTCTTTACATCGTCGTATGTGATTCCGGCCTGTTTTAACACGTCCTCAAGGCAGCCCTTGATCGCCGCCTTCAGACGGCTATTATTTCCGTCGATGGCAGTGATGCGGACGCCGATCTCGGATTTTGCCGAGGATACCGGCTCATTTTTTTCGTTGAATAAGAGTACACGGGTGTTTGTGGTACCTGTGTCGATGGTGATGGTATAGTTTTTCATGGTAACTATCCTCTTCTTTTCTATAATTGT